TCGACCGGAATGGTTCGTTTTCCGCCGCTTGCCGCAAACGGCAAAACCAGCTTGTCGGGTTTGTTAGATGATTGCATGGGTCGCACCTTCTTGGATAAATGGAGCTTGGTCGAACGGCGCCGCCGCGGCTTCGGAGAAACCGAAGACAGGGGCGTCGGTTGTGATGATGTACGCACCGACTCCCGCTGGCCTTGGGATAGCCCCGGATTGCGTCATGATAGCGTATTCGTAGTCGGTGAGCAAAAATTCAAAGGTGTACCGTAGCTGCATGCCGCCCATGTCATTTACATAACAGCGCCCGCGACTTGCAAACAGGTTCCGCATAAGCTGATTCAAGGACGGGGCGTTGACGGCCGAAATGTTGGTCAACGCTTTAGTTAAAATCAAAGTGCGGTAAGCGTCGTCGGCAAGCCTGTACGTTCGAGTCGCGTCGGACGATTCGACATAAAAAGGGGCTTCGTCAAACGGATACGAACCGGGGGAAGCGTCATTGAATCCAAAGTAAGTAAGGGCGGCCGGAACCGTGAGTTCCCGCGATATATTGACGATGCGGCCCCAAATGTCCAGGCCGAAACCTTGCGCCGTTTCGACGTTCCAAACAAAGTCGTAAAAAGTGTCGAAGTCCGCCCGCGGGTCTATGTACGTGTTCATATCGCGGACCAATTGGGTAATGGTCGCGCTGTTCCCGTACTGGCTGATTATCGTTTGTTCAACGTCGATCATACGAGGTTCACCGCAATGTCATCAGCAGACAGCGTCGGCCGCTGGTCAATCCCGACTGAAATTTGACTTAACGTCGGCGTGGTGGTGCCGATCAAAACGCTAATCAGTGACACATTGGACGCCACAGCAACGACCGCGCCGTAATAACGGCTTGCGAGAATCAGCGACCCGATACGTTCCCGGGTTGTTCCGTCCGCGCCGTTGAACCTGGCAATAATTGCAGCTTTCACCCTGGCGACAATATCAGAAGGCAATGAGGAATCATTTACCAGGCTCACGGCGAAAAGGACGGGCAACGCGACCGGCCGCTCAAATTTCACCACGTAAGTCGGCTGGGGGTAGCTGTAGCCGCTGTCGTCCGTGACCGTTACGGAAGTGTTCCCGTTGTAATCGCATCCGTCATCCTTTTTGCGCCAAATTGCCGCGGCAACATCGGCGTCGGTGCCACCAACCACAGCAACATAAATGGAATGGGGCGCAATTGGATAATTCGTCGCTCCCGTATTTTCAATGACGTTTGAAGGGTTGTCCTTGACGTAAACGTCGAGAACGTCAAGCAGGGAGAAGACTTCCGCATAAATTGCTTGGGGCGTACCTTTACCATTTAAGGCGACCGAATTTTTGCGGCGATATTCAAAATCCGCCCGGCTTTCAACATTGGAACCCATCGTACCGTCGGCGGCATTGGTGATGGTGTCCCATCCGGGAATTGCCTGATAAACCGACGTGAGCGTGCCGGCCGCGCACGGAATTGGGCCGGTTTCGATATTCTGAAATTCAGCGTCAACGGTCCCGGAAACGCCAATAGTAGCGGCGCCGCTCAAAGTGTAGGTGTTGCCGCTGGTATCTTGGGCAAAAGTGCCGGCGGGAATTACGGTGCCAGCAAGCCCGCCCAATGTGGCCGTTACGGCGGTCGGCGTGGCCGGCTTACGGGTCAAAAAGTAAATTCGACCAATCGCATCTTGGAAGCGGTCGGCGGCATATTGCGGGTCGACTTGATTTACGATAAGGGCGACTTCGTTGTTTTTGTCCCCGATAATCGCCGTTTGGCTTGACGCAAGTTGACCTTGCGGGGTTTCAAGGCCCGGATTGAGGCCGCCGCCGAATGCTGCATTCATGTCGGCTTGTACGCCGGCCAAAATGTCAGTTTCCGCCGGGATAACCAAACCCGCGGCCGTAAACTGAATTTTCGGTACGCTTGATGGGGTACTCATTTCACAACGCCTTTCCGCGGCTTCTTCTTGCTCTTACTCGCTTCGCTAATTTTACGCCGCATTTCAGCGGAATGCTTGTATGGACCCCGTGCCGCCTTGGCTTTTGCCACATGTTCCGGCGACTGCTTTCTTCCCTTTTGGGTCTTGCTCATTTTCTCACGGGTTGCAGAAGAAGGCGACCAGCCCGACGTCGCTTTTCCGCCGTCCGTCATGTTGTAACCGTGCCCAATCGCTGCCCGCGTGCCGTAGAACGCGACGCAATACTCTTCCAAAGCATTAAGCAAACAGGAGTCACACGCGACGACCGTTTCAACTTCAAAATTATGGGCGCCGTGCTTACGGATAGCGCAATGAATCGCATATTCGCTACCGTTCGCCGCCGACCGCAAATGTTCGGCAAATCGCTTATTTACCGACTTTACGGTTTGCCCAACGTAACCTTTGCCGTTGACTCGATTGCGTATCAAGTAGACGAAGCCGGGCTTAAAATGTGACGCCATTAGCAGTCCCCGTTTCGTCAATAAACTGAATTTGTCCGGTAATTTCGCGGGCGTCGAATGCCGAAATTATACATTGGGCAGTCACGACGCCGGGGACCGTCAAGGCGGCCTTTTCAATGTAGCCAGTCAGCAGGGACGCGGGCGGCAAGTGGCCTAGAACGTCCTCAAAATACGGAATGCCCTTGGTCGTCGCATACCACAATTCACCCAGGAACAAGCGCACGGCACTGGCGACGTCTTGCGCCAGTGCGTAAGGGGGCGTCGCCAGTGCGATATTTCCGGCGCTATCAATGACCAAATCCCATGCGGATTGATCTAGCAAAAGTGTGTTGTATTGCGTCAATTTGGTGGTCCCGTGTTTCCGCCCTGCGCGTCAGGATGGGTATGATTATGAACGCTTGTGCCCTGTGCTGTCACGTCGCCTGTCACAGTCATTGAGCCGGAGAATTGCGCCGCCCCGCCGCCAGTTTGGGAAATGGCACCATTTAGGACCGTGGCGCCGTTGACCGTGAAGGTGGGGGTCGTGACAGTTGTTGACGTGGTGCCGTTGATTTCCACAGTAGCCGCGTTCAATTGGATATCGGGAGCGTCCAGCACCACGGCTACCGGGGAATGAATCTTGATGCCCGCGGCGCTGAATTGGACATACTGCGTCGGGGTGCCGTTAAGCATGCCGCCCAGGTACATGCCGTCGGAAAAGCTGTATTGCCGGAAGCTGCCCGGATTGCCTTGTTTCTTGGTCACCTTGATCTTTGAAATATCACGGGACGCGAACACGCAAACACCAATGTCGCCTTTTTGTGGGTCCATGATGATGCCATTGGCGCCGCCCTGCAGCCGCAAATATGGGACATTATGAATGGTCACATGGGGCGTCGGGTTGCCCTGGCCGTCCAATTGGTTGACCAGGGGCGTGACGTCGACAAAACCTACCGGGGACAGTGCTCCGGCGTTCGTGCAAGACTCAACGCGCACTAGGGTCGCGGTTTGCATCTTCGACAATGCTTGATGCACCATGAAGGCAATATTGTTGAATTCCCCCCAAGTGCTGGAAGGCTTCAATTGCCCGCTTGGGATGCCGTTAGCGTCCGGTGACTGCGAGGCCATTTTGATTCCCTCTTATTGTTGAAAACCAGGCGCCGCCCGGCTTTTCCGATTCCAGCCTATGCCCGACCGAAGTAACGACCCATTCCCCGGCCGCTTGTTGCACGTCAGTTTCCAATTTGACGGAACCGCCGAAGGTTACGGCCGGATTGAATAGGGTTTGAAAATTGACGCCCACACCGTCAAACGTCGGATAACCCACCAGGCCGGACGCTGGCGATATCAGCGGAATGATTACTTTGCGTGGAACATTCGACGGCGTGATTGCCAAAATCTTGTCGTCAAGATACAGGTCGCACCCGGCGGCCCGTGCAAGGTCTTTGGCCTGTTCCATGCCGGTATTGGGCAAATAAACATCGGTCAATTGCGTGGTGACGCCGTTATTTTCAAAGGTGTAGCCCAGGTCGCGGGTAATTTGCGCCATGACCGAAGCCACGTCGACGCGGCCTTTGAAACTCCGCGGCGGGATGGCCTTCAAAGCGTTGAAAAATGCCGATTGCGCCTGAATGTGCAAATATACGTCCGGCATGCTTTGGTAATCAGCCCAGGCGTTGACGATGTTCCCGGCGAATACCAGCGTTTCCGCGGCCCCGTCGATGGCGAACACTTCCACGGTGTTGGGAATCAGTGTGCCGGGCTTCCATTGCAGCGTCGTAACGCTGTTCATGTCGACTTGCTTCACGCCAAAAATTTTAGCGCGTAGCGTGCCCATCATCATGCCGCCAGCTTTGTCGATATCGGCAATTGCGCGGAATCCCTGCAGCGTGATTGTGTCATTGTCGCTTGAACCGAATTTTCCAGTTCCCAGCGTAATGACAAAACGCAATTGCTTTTTATTCTCAAATGAGGGCATATTCTTCCGCTGTCAAATAGACCAAAGAAAAGCGGTCGCCCAATCCAGCATAAGACGGGTCGTCGCTGCCTTGGGTGTCAATAAAAAGCAAGTTCCCGGCAAAGCCGGTATATTCGCGGCAAACCAGTGGAACGGCGTCGCGGGCAATAACACTGGTGACGATATCCACGCCATCCGCGTTTATGTCGACAAAAATCCCTTGCGGCTTTTGGTTAATCAAAAGCTGGCAATTCTGCCCACCCAAAACAACTTTGGTCGATTGGGACGGAATAGGCTGTAAAGGTACGCTTTGCATCAGTTCACCAATCCTTGAAGGTATGCCCCGGCTTTGTCCGCCAGCGCGGGCACTTTGTCCGCCAGGCTCTTGAGTGTGGAAGCCTTCGGCGTTTGTGCTTGCACCTTAGCAT